ACCCGTCGTCAACCGTGCTGATGAAGATTGGCCAGTATCTGCCGGTTGCTACCTGATCCACTGTAGCGAATGGTCGACTTTGCCGCTCACACCGGGAATATCATCGGCCGCCTTGGGCGGCCGGTCAGCATTACGCCGACCGGCCAAGCTCTGCGCGTTGTGACAGGGGTATTTGTACAGTCTCCAGCGCTTGCATTTGATTTGGTGGCCGGCGTGTCGCCGATGCTGCGCCTGACAGCGCAAGACGCGGCGGGAGTTGTCAACGGAGACCCGGTACTGGTCGGCAGTACCAGCTACACCGTTACCCGTGCGCAGGCCGATAGCGAGGCCGGCGATGTGCTATTGACGCTGGATGCGGTCTAAGTGTCCCACGCCCGCCAGCAAATCCGCGAAGCACTTGCCGCCCGCGTCACCGGCCTGACAACCTGCGGAACGCGGGTATTCCAGTCGCGCATGGTCCCGCAGGAAACGCTTCCGCTCCTGTTGGTCACCACGAACGACGAAGAGATCAACCCTGGCACCATCGGCGACATTTACGAGCGCGTGCTATCGGTGAGCGTAATTGGTTTGGCCAAGGCTACCGCCAACCTCGACGACACGCTGGACACAATCGCCGCAGAGGTTGAGGTAGCAATGTCAGCCGAATACTGGGCCGAACTCGTCGCCATAAATGTCGGCTTTGACGAAACGCTGGAAAAGCCCGTCGGCCGCATCGAATTAGTTTACCGCGTGACCTATCGCACTGCATCAAGCGTGCCTGGCACGATTTTGTAGCACCACGAAAGGAGAAACACAATGGCATCCGCCCGCAAATGGTCACAAGTCGCCGTCGCAATGCAGTCAGCGCTCGGCGCATCTCTCACAATCAACAGCCTGACAAAAGCCGTCGGTGGCGTCGTCACCACGTCATCGGCGCACGGCCTGTCCAACGGCGATTTCGTCGTGCTGGCAGTACAAGGCATGTGGCAGGTCAACGACCGCGTTTTCCGCGTCAGTTCAGCGTCGGGTTCGGTGTTCACCCTCGAAGGCGAAGACACCACCAACTACGACACCTTCTCCAGCGGCACCGCGCAGAAGATCACATTTGGCACATCGGTCACGTCGGCAACCACGCTGACGAGTTCGGGCGGTAACTTTGCAATGATCGACACGACGACAATTCATATGAATCAAAAGTCGCAGATTCCCGGCCTGCCGGATGCGGCGACGTTCGATATGGATAACATCTGGGACGTGTCTGATGCCGGCCTGATCGCCATGAAAGCAGCCTACGACGCCCAAGCGAAGCGCGCCTTCAAATTCACGTTCGGCACCGGCGGCCAGATCATGGTGTTCACTGGCTACGTTGGCGCCAACCTGCTTCCGGGTGGATCGGCGCAGCAACTGGTGACGACCAAGGCAGTCATCACGATGAGCGGCAGCCCAACCTACTTTGCGTCCTGATGGCTCTGGTCGACAAACTGCGCCGCGCGCGGGAATTCCAGGTCGAGACGGGCGGGTTCACCTTCACGCTGCGCCGTCCTACGGATGTCGAGTGGCTGGAGTTGGTCGAGTCAGGTAAAAGCACGGCGCGAACCGTGCTGGCCTATATCGTCGGATGGGAAGGCGTCAAGGAAATCGACCTCATTCCAGGCGGAGACCCGCACCCGCTGCCGTTCGATGCCGTGGCCTGTGCCGACTGGCTATCAGACCGAATCGACCTGCTGCCGCCGTTGCTGGATGGGTTCATGAAATCTTACGAATCCCATCTGGCGGCGCGGGCGGACGCGCAAAAAAACTGAGGAGCTGGCTTGAGCAGCAGCAGCTACCGCCGCAGCTCAGGCCAGCTACCCCGGACACCGGCACCGGCCTGGCAATCCGTGTATGGAACACTCTCGGCGGCCTTGATTGGGCAGGGCTGGAGACGGCGTGCGACGTTTTTGGCGTCTATGATATTGATCTAATGATTCACCGCCTGGTAGCGATTCGCGACTTTCAGGCGGAACAGGAGAGCTGACAATGGCCGATAACACCACAAGCGTCAAGATCACCGCCAACGCCAGCCAGTTTGAATCCGAGATGCGGCGTGTGGCGACGCTCGCCAGCAGTACCGGCGCATCGCTCACGAGCGCATTCAAAGGCGTTGGCCTTGCCCTTGCCGGAATTGGTTCCGGCCTCGCCCTGTCGACGCTCAAAGATAAATTCGACTCGATCATTGCGTCGGCGTCGCAGCTCAAGGAACTGAGCGACAAGACCGGGGCCAGCGTCGAGAATCTATCTGGGCTTGGCGCTGTCGCCAAGGTAACAGCCACAGACATGGGGCTTGTTACAGCCGCCATGAACAAGTTGTCGAAAGGCTTGCACGCTTCCGACGATGACGCCAAGGGAACTGGAAAGGCGCTGGAATTTCTCGGGCTGACGCTGAATAATTTGCGTGGCAAAGATAGCGCTGAAAACCTCAAGCTTGTTGCTGACAAGATGGACGAACTTGAGGACGGAACGGGAAAAGTTGCAATCGCAATGGCTCTGTTCGGAAAGAGCGGCGCCGAGATGCTGGCCTTCATGAAGGACTTGGCGCAGTCTGGTGACTTGGTTGTCAAGACAACCGAAGCGCAGGCGATCGCTGCAAAGAATTACGAGGAAGACCTGCGGCGCCTGACGGCAACCAAGGAGGCGCTTTACAAGACGGTAGCGCTTGAGCTGGCCCCTGCTTTCGATACATTCGTTCGTGCGCTTATCGGCGCCAAGAACGAAACTAATGGCATGATCCAGGCAGGAAAAGACCTTGCCGCAGATGGTTCTATCCGAGAATGGGGAATACAGGCGACGCAGGTGGCCGGATTCGTTATCGACGCATTTGATGGCGTCGCCCGTGTCATCAAAGGCGTGGGAATAACCTTTGGAGCCGCCGCTGCGCAGATTGGAGCCTTGGCAAACGGCAGTTTAAGCCAATTCAATGGTGTGGCAAAATCATATCGCGAGGACATGGACGCGCTGGCGAACAAGCCGATGTTTTCGCAAAAGCTGCAAGTCCAGACAGACGCACTGCGCGAGCATTGGGCACAGGTGGAAGCCGTCAAAAAGGCATACGCCAGCTTCCCGAAAGACATCCAAAATAAGGCGTTGAAATCGCTGGAAGCAAGTTTTTACGGCAGTGAGGGCGGAACGAAAAGCGCGTCCGGGTTCACCGCTGCCCCAGACCCGCGTAACGCAAAAGGATCAGGAAGCACCAAGATAGACGACTACACAAGGATTATCCAGATGCTCAACGAGAAAATAACCGTTGAGCAGGCCGCTATCGACTCGGTTGGAAAGCTGACGCAGGCAGAGAAGGAGTACGCGAAATACCAGGCCGACGTGGCGAGCGGCGCGATCAATATGACCGGCGCGCAAAAGAGCGTTGCTGATGCCTACTGGGAGGTCTACCGCGCCCGTGCACAACAGAAAGAATTCGACGCCGGCGTCGAGAAGCAGGTTGAGGCCACGCGCCAGCAAACCGTTGCCATCAATGATCGCATTCAGGCGTTGAAAACCGAAGCCGACACAGCAGGATTGACTGAGGCCGCTATTGCTGCAATGACAGCCTCGCGCCTAGAGGAAGCCATCGCCCTAGCCAGTTCGCGCGGTGCGACTGCTGATCAGATTGCGGTGCTTGAGGAAGAATTAGCCATCCGCAACAAGCTCTCATCAGCCATCGAGTCCCGTGACCTAGCCCGCGATCTGTCAATGACGAAAAGCGCCCAGGCCGCCCGCGACGAGGCCAAGCGGGCAGCGTATGACAGGGCGCTGGCGAACAAGGAAATCAGCGAGCAGCAGCATCAGGAATTGCTCGACACGATGAGCAAGGAAGGCGACGCCATGGGCGAATTCGCCAAGAAGGCCGCCCAGAATATGCAGGATGCGATGGCCAACTTTTTCATCGACCCGACGCAGAAGGGCATGAAGTCGATTGCTCAGTCATTCGGCGAGATGGTGCAGAAGATGATCGCCCAAGCGGCGGCGGCGCAGCTTGGAAAGCTGCTGTTTGGCGATATGGACAAAACTGGAAATCTGGGCGGCTGGCTTGGGAAAATTTTCGGGGCATCGTCAACGTCCTCGGCGTCTTCCGCACTCGACTTTTCTTCTATTTTCGATACCGGGCTGTTCGCCAATGGCGGCATCATGACCAGCGCCGGGCGTTTGCCGCTGAACACCTACGCAGGCGGTGGCGTTGCCAACCGGCCACAGCTCGCGATGTTCGGCGAGGGCCGCACGCCAGAAGCGTATGTCCCGCTCCCCGATGGACGCCGCATTCCGGTAGCAATGCAGGGCGGGAACAGCGGCATGAATATTACCCAACACATTACCGTCGGCGCGGACGCAGACAAGGCCGAAGTCAGGCGGGCTGCCGCAACAGGTGCGCGTTCTGTGCTTGGCTTGATGGCCGGCTCTCAGAGGTATTCGTAATGGCCGCCGATTTCCTCGAAGAGCGCATCAACGATCTGATTCGCTACGGCTCAAGCTGGGCGGATGATTTCGCCGTCGATATCGTGACATCCGCCGGCGGCCAGCAATACAGATCATTGCGCCACCCGTACCCGGTGCGGAAATTCGATATCAGCTACATGCTCGACTCGGCGACTACCTGGTCGGCACTGCTCGGGATCTACTACCGTGCCCATGGAAAGTTTGCCGGATTCCGCGCCCGTTGTTTTGACGAGTGGAGCAGCAACGGAGCCAAGGGCACGCCAACTGCACTAGATCAGGCGATGCTTCCGATATCGGCAGGCGTCTATCAATTGGCCAAGACCTACGGCACCGATAAGGCCGCGGGGGCGTCCGGATACACCGTTAGGCAAATTCGTAAGCCAGTCGCCGGAACTGTGCTGGTTGGCATCGGGTCCACGGCGATTCGCTCTGCTGACTGGTCGGTAGACACAACCACGGGACGCGTTACCTTCGCCGCCGATATCGCCGGGACAGTCACAAGCATTGGCCAGAGCGCATCTGCCGTCCTGACCATCGGCGCGCATTCATTTGTCACCGGAATGTCAGTGCAGATCAGCGGCGTGTCTGGCATGACCCAGATCAACGGATTACGCGCGCTGATTACCGGTACTGACGCGACCCATATCACCGTGGCTATCGACTCGTCAGCATTCAGCACCTACACCTCCGGGGGCGTTGTGCACACCCGCCCGCAAGTCGGTGAGTCAGTTACGGCTGGCTATGAATTCGATTACCCGGTCCGCTTCAATTCAACGCTGCCAGTCGGTCAGGACTACCCCGGATTCCGCCCGGTCGACGGCGTCGAACTGATCGAACTTTTGAACCCATGAAAACAACCGTTGCGCCTCCGGAAACGTCGGTTCTGTGCCTGCGGATATCCTGCGTCAACGGCACGACATTTCGCCTGACGCAGTATCCCGTCGACCTCGTGATGTCGAATTCGTCCGTCTATTCGGCAGTCATCGGTCACGACTTCACCAGCTTTGAAGCCACTGCCAGCTTCAGTCCGTCGTCATTCGATCTGTCCGGGATTCTGTCGGCACTCGGGATCACGTTTTCGACAGTGATGGACGGGACTCTTGATGGCGCTCGGTGCTACCTGTTCCGCACGAATTTCCTGGCGCCCGTCGAGGATTACGAGCCGATCACCTCGTCAATTCTTGGCAAGACGCGGCTGGAAGACTGGAAGTTCACGATTGAGGAAATGAGCCTGATCGACGCGCTCAATCAGTCGGCAGGCGGCTCTGTTCTGGTGACCTGCCCGAAGATATTCGGCGGCACGGAATATGCCGGGTGCAAGCAGACGTACTCGCTTGCGACGGGAAGCATTTCGAGCGTCACCAGTCAATTCGTAGTGCGCGATTCTGCACGGGGTGAGCCAGCGGACTGGTATGGCCTCGGAAAAATCTGGTTTACATCGGGCGCAAACGTCGGCCTCAAGCCGCGCGAAATTCAGGACTACGCCGCAGACGGAACAATTACCGTGTTCGAGCCGTTTTACTATCCGGTCGTCGTTGGCGACGCCTACAGCATGGCGCCCGGCTGCCGTAAGCGGCTGGAGGACTGCCGCGACAAGTGGGCCAACGAAGCAAATTTTGGTGGATTCCACGACGTTCCAACATCGTCAATCTATGCCCAGGTGGGAAACAAGCGATGACGACAGATGACATCATCGCCGCAGCCCGGCGCGCCGTCGGCACTCCATTCCGGCATCAGGGGCGCACGCCAGGCGTGGCGCTTGATTGCGCGGGCCTGGCGCTATACGTCGCTGCGGAAAACGGCGTCGACACCATCGACCACGAAGGCTATCCGCGCGAGCCGTTCGGCGGGATGCTCGAGGCAGCGCTTGACGAGCAGCCGGGGCTTGAGCGCGTTTTCGACATGCTCCCAGGGGACATCCTGCTGATGCGCTTTTCGATCGGGCCGCAGCATCTGGCAATCTTCACCGGGCGCACCCTGATACACGCTTACGCGGTCGCGGCAACCGTCTGTGAACACGACTACACGCCAAAATGGGCGGCGCGGGTTGTGTCAATTTATCGCTTCGTCGGGGTGACGCATGGCTAAGTCAGTCGGCCAGTGGGTCGGAACAATTGTTGGTGCGGTCATCGGTTTTTACACCGGAGGAACAAGCTACGTAGCGCTTGGCGCTGCTGTTGGTGGCGCTGTTGGGGCGGCGGTTGATCCGCCAAAAGGACCAAACATTGTCGGCCCGCGCCTGTCAGATTTGGGCGTGCAGACCGCATCTTACGGGTCGACGATTCCGCGCCTTTATGGCACATGCGCGGTTTACGGTACGGTTGTCTGGATCGAAAACAACCAGCTTCGGGAAACCAAATCCACAACCAAGTCAGGCGGAAAGGGCGGCGGTGGCGGGGGAAAAACCACCACTTACTCATACTCTGCCACACTCGCAATCGTCTTGTGCCAAGGCCCGATTGCAGGCGTGCGCCGAATCTGGGCAGGATCGAAGCTGATCTATGATGCCGGAGACTCGTCGGCTACTGGCCTGATTGCATCCAGCGCCGCAATCTCCGGCATCACGATCTACAACGGCGATGACACCCAGATGCCGAATGACCGGATGCAGATGACGCTTGGTGCTGGCAATGTCTCGGCATGGCGCGGAATCGCTTACGCGGTCATCGAGGATTTCCAGCTCGCTGAATACGGCAATTCACTGCTCGGATGCCCGTTCAAATTCGAAGTGATGTCGGACGCCACGTTCTCGCAATATAGCCAGCCCGCATATCACCCAGCCGGAGTTTTCCCGCAGTTTTTGGATGATCTGATGTGCCTTGGTCGCGTCGAGTCGGGGGTGATGAAATTCGACCATAGCGGCATGACGTATTCGGTAACGTCAGATGGTGTACTGATCTCAACCAATGCCTCGGACGCAGGGACCTTTTCTTCATTCGGGCACGTCGGCATGCTCGGAACACAAAGCGTCGACTTCGTCCTGAGCGGATTCGTTGACGGGTGGCTGAATGTTGGCGGAGTCGGGCTGATGTACCACTACCCGACAAATGCCGCCCTCCCCGCTGGCGTGTGGCACATGATGGGCGCGTGCGTCGACAAGGCCGGAACGCGACTGTATGTGCTGGCGCACAGACAAAGCGACTCAACAAACTGGCTGCAAATCTACGACAGCAGCCTCAATTTGCTGTCGCAGGGCAGCCAGTCTGTCTATCCGTTTGTGATAAACGCCGGATCGTATCCACTCGTCCAGGGTAATACCGAGGTATTCACCGTCGAGGAAGGCGGTGATTATCTGTGGATGGCAAATTCATACGCCGGAAACGTGACTCTGTATCCAATCGTCGCGGGCGTGGTTGGGTCACAGCTGCACTCTTTCACTAATCCGTTCATGGGGCCATACGGCACCAGAATGACAATTGCCGCCGAGAATCAAATGCTCTGGGGCGCGCACGACGGTGGCGGGATTTTCCTGTTTTCGCGCGCGTCGACTGGTTCCCCGTCTCTGGTTCCGCTGGCCGATGTCATCACGGCGGAATGTCTGACTACCGGATACCTGAGCGCCGGCGATATCGACGTAACGACGATCACCGACAATGTGCGCGGCTACCGGATCACAAACAATGCCGCCGTCAGGGCGGCGCTGGAAGCGCTGCAGGCACCATACCCGTTTGATGTGATACAGGATGGCTACAAAATCAAATTCGTCAAGCGCGGTGGCGGCAGCGTCGCCACGATCGTCTACGAGGACATGGCAACTACTTCCGGGAACAAGACGGATGAGCCGCGTCTGACCGTAGTCCGCGAAATGGACGCGCAATTGCCGCGCCGAATCGAGATTAGCTACTTTGATGCCGACCGGGAATACGACACCGGAGAGCAGGCCGCCGAGCGATTGAACAGTACCGG